GCGAAGTTTGACCAGAAGATTCTGGATGCACACAAACTTCATGTGGCTATCAAGGTGACTGAGGAACTGCTTTATGACAATGCATTCAATCTGGAAGATTACATTATTGTCCAGTTTGGAAAGGCACTTGCCAATGCAGAGGAAGATGCTTTCCTGAATGGAAATGGAACCGGGAAGCCGACTGGTATTTTTGATGGTACTGGCGGCGGTCATCTGCTGAATACACTGACTGCGGCATTGAAATCTGATGATATGCTGGATCTGGTGTATGGACTGAAACGTCCGTACCGTAAGAAAGCTGCTTTTATCATGAATGATGCAACAATGCCGTCTTTGAGAAAGTTGAAAGATAATAACGGGGCGTATATCTGGCAGCCGGCTTATCAGGCAGGAGAACCGGACAGAATCTTGGGATATAAAGTGGAAACTTCTGGTTATGCTCCGAAGGATGGTATCTCTTTTGGTGATTACAGTTATTACAACATTGGTGATCGTGGAAGCAGATCTTTTAAGCAGCTGAATGAACTGTTTGCCGGAAACGGAATGATCGGTTTTGTTGCTAAAGAACGTGTAGATGGAAAACTGGTGCTTCCGGAAGCAGTGCAGATCCTGAAGCTAAAAGCAGACTGATACACAGAAACGACAGGGGATGGCATAAGCTGTTCCCTGTTTTAATCTTCGCCGGTTGAAAGACAAAATCTGTGGGAGGTGATGGGATGTCCTGGGTGGTTCATGAGGATATGAAGATTGAGATGACAAAGGGCGATACGCCTTCTTTTGCATTCCAGGCATTTCTGCCGGATGGGACGGAGTATCAGTTTGAAGAAGGGGATTCTGTGGTCTTTGCTGCGAAACGGAATAAGGCAGATCTGGAACCTGCGGTGAGGATTGAAGCAGATGTGAAGGAGAAGGTGATCCGGTTTGCAGAGGAAGACACAAAGCATCTGGAACTGGGGCGGTATATATGGGAACTGTCTTTGAATAAGAGCAATGGTTACCGATGTACTTTTATTGCGAATAAGGTTTTGAAACTGACGGTGGAGGTGGCGTGATGGAGCAGCTGACGGGAACCATGAGCAGTGTTCCTAATTCTAATAATTATGAAAATATGAGCCATAAGCCGCAGATCAATGGCGTGGAACTGACTGGTAATAAGACTTCTGAGGAACTGGGACTTGGCAGTGGAAGTAGTGTTCCGGTGCCTACGAAGGTCAGTGAACTGGAAAATGACAGCAAGTTCCAGACAGAGGAACAGGTGAAGGATATCCGGGATGCTGTTGAAAAGATGGGGCGGCGTCTGGATGAACTGGTTGATGGAAATGAGGTGGCGTACTGATGGCAAATGTGCTTGTGGAAGAAGAAACACTGACTGCCATTGCGGATGCAGTACGTGCCAGGGGTGGGACTTCTGAACTGATGAAGCCGTCAGAGATTCCGGATGCGGTGAGCAGGATTCCGTCCGGCAGCAGTGGTGCAGATATGTCCCTGCCGATTCGTTTTTTTGATTATGACGGGACGCTGCTGCACAGTTTTTCTCTTGAGGAACTGGCAGAGATGGAGGACCTGCCGGATCTGCCTTCTCATGAGAAACTGATTTGTACGGGATGGAACTGGACGCTGGAGGATCTGAAAGCGACGAATCGGGAAATGAATGTGGCGGCATTGTATGTTACGGATGATGGAGCTACAAGGTTTTATGTAGTGCTGGATGAAGATATGCTGGAACCACAGGTGTCTTTTGGACAGACTTTCTACAATGGTGTGGAAATAGACTGGGGTGATGGAAGCCAGCTGGAAACAGCTGCTGGCGGAGGATATAACAGGATTACCCTGACACATCAGTATCCGGAACCGGGAGAGTATGTAATCCGTTTTTTGCCGAAGGAAAACAATATGCTCAGCTTCTTCGGAGGTTACAATGAAGGGTCTTATGTTTTTACAGCAGGAAAGAAAAGCAAAGAGGAAAATATGAAATACCTGTCAGCAGTCAGGAAAATTGAAATCGGGAAAAAGGTTTATCAGTTGGATTCCTATTGTTTTTGTGGTATGTCAAAGCTGGAGTCGATTGTGCTGGCGGAAACAAAGATGCCGCCTGGAAATGGAATTGTAAAATGCTGTTACAGTTTGAAATTTTTGGGGATTTGGGGAGGATGGGGATATATTCCGAGATATTTGTGTGAGCAGTGCAGTAGCCTGAAAAATGTTTCGATTCCGAATGGGATTGATGCATTGCCGGATTATGCATTTTCGGAATGCTACTCACTGGAAAGCATTACACTTCCAGATTCAGTTATGTCAGTGGGTAAATATGCACTGAATGAATGTCTGGTTATGAAGGAAGTATATCTTTCCCCAAAAGTTAAAACTATTGCTGGAAGTGCATTTAGAAATGACCGTATGCTGGAACACATAATTCTGAGAAGCGGTTTGACGGAAATTGCAGAGTATATGTTTTCAGGATGCTGTATGCTGACAGAACTGGTAATTCCAGATACAGTGACTCTTATTGATAAATATGGATTTGAAAACTGCAAAGGAATGAAAAGATATTATTTTCTTTCAATCTGGCCGCCGAATCTTGCTCAGGTGAATGCCTTTTATGGGATTTCAGAAGACTGTAAGATTTATGTGCCAAAGGGGATGCTGAGTGCGTACCAGACAGCAGATTATTGGAGCAATTATGCTTCTTATATGGCAGAGATGGATGGTGATGTTCCATGATTGTGACGGTTAAGGAAATGAAGAATTATCTGCGGGTGGATTTTGAGGACGATGACAGGCTTCTTTCTGATCTGATCGAGCAGGGACAGCAGATCTGTATGGATGTGGCGAGGATTGCTGATGAGGATGAGTTTGAGGAACTGCAGGGGACGAAGATCGCTGTGCAGTATGCGGTGGCTTATCTGTATGAGCACAGGGAAGATGCGGATCATCATCAGCTGGTGCTGGATCTGCGGAGCCTGCTGTTTGGAGTGAGAAAGCCGGGATTCTGAGGTGGGGGTTTTGAATGTTGGATTGTTGAATGAAAAAGTGGTTTTTCAGAAGTGTTCTGTGGTGAAGGACGGGATTGGAAATCACCGGAATGAGTGGACTGAGGATTACTGCTGTTTTGCTACGATCGGCGGCGAGGGACTTGCCAGTTCAAAGGAAATGGAATCTGCCGGGACTGTGGTGGAGGATGTGGGAATGACGGTGATGGTGCGGTTCTGTGAGAAGGTTTCCGGGATCCGGTCTGTTACCCACAGGATTTTGTTTCGTGGGGAGATTTATGACATTGTGAATGTGGATCATCTGAATTTTAAAAAGAAGTGCGTGAAGTTTACGTGCAGGAAAGTGCGGAGGTGATCGGATGGTAGGGGACAGATGTACGGTCAGTCAGATGGCGGATGTCATTATGGAAGGACTGGAAGAGTATGCGAAGTTGGCTTCTGAGGATATGAAGAAGGCGGTGAAGAAAGCTGGGGCACAGGCGAAAAAGGATATTCAGGCCAATGCTCCCGTGAAGACTGGTGCGTATTCAAAAAGCTGGGCAACGAAGACGACAAAGGAAACTGCCAATGCAATGGAGATTGTGGTGTATTCCAGAAATAGGTACCAGCTGGCTCATCTGTTGGAGTTTGGTCATGCACTGAGGAAAGGTGGCAGGACGAGGGCTTTTCCTCATATTGCACCAGCTGAGGAGAGAGCAGCACAGCTGCTGGAGAAAGAAGTGGAGGCGGCGTTGAAATGACAATAGAAGATTTCGTGGGGATTCTTGATGGGACTGGGATTCCTTTTGCGTATGATCATTTTGCAGAGGGGGAAAGCCCGGAGCCGCCGTTTATCTGTTACCTGCTGCCGGGCAGTGATAACTTTGCGGCAGATGGTCAGGTGTATTTCCGGATCAGTGAGGTGAGGGTGGAACTTTATACGGATCGGAAAGCTCCTGAGGTGGAAGCAAAGGTGGAAGCGGTGCTGGATGCTGCCGGGATTTTTTATAATAAGTCGGAGGTCTGGATCCAGAGTGAGAAGCTGTATGAAGTGCTGTACAGCATGGAAGTTTAATGATTTTTGATGGAGGGATAAGATGTCTGAGAAGAATAACAAGGTTAAGTATAATCTGAAAAATGCCCATTATGCTCTGCTGACAATCGGGGAGGATGGGACGGTGACTTATGGGAGTCCGACCGCTTTGCCGGGTTCTGTTTCACTGTCGTTGGATGCAAATGGCGAGCCGGAGAATTTTTATGCGGATGGTATTGCCTATTATGTGATCAATAATAACATGGGCTATGATGGGGATCTGGAACTTGCACTGATTCCGGAGAGTTTCCGGACAGAAGTGCTGAAAGAGAAGCTGGATGCAAAGGGTGTTCTGATTGAGGATGCTGATGCGGAACTGGCACAGTTTGCCCTGCTTTTTGAGTTTGACGGGGATGTACGGCATATCCGTCATGTGATGTATAATTGTTCGGCTTCACGTCCGAAGATTGAGGGTAAGACTAATGAGGATAAGAAGGAAGTGCAGACGGAAACACTGACGATTAAGTCCACGCCGCTGGCAGATGGAAAGGTTAAGGCAAAGACGGGAAATACCACGGATGCTACGGTTTATGCAAACTGGTACAAGGCTGTGTATCTGCCTGTTGCGGTGGAGGCTGCGTCTTTGCAGAAGAATGCCGGTGAGAAAGTTGTGGCAGATACAGGGAAAACAGAGAAGGGGTTGAACTGAGGAGGATTCTGATATGAGTATGATGAAAAAGATTGATATTGACGGAAAGGCAGTTGTTTTTAAGGCATCTGCCGCCATTCCGCGTATTTACAGGATTAAGTTTCAGAGGGACATTTACAAGGATCTGCGGTCTCTGGAAAAGAGTATCGGGGATGGTGATCCAGAGGAATCTTCCTTGGATCTGTTTTCCCTTGAGATGTTTGAAAATATTGCGTATGTGATGGCGAAACACGCAGATCCGTCTATTCCGGATAATCCGGAGGACTGGCTGGATGAGTTCAATACATTCAGTATTTATCAGGTTCTGCCGAAGCTGATCGAGCTGTGGGGCATGAATATTAAGACGGATGTGGAGGCTAAAAAAAACTTCATGCAATAGACCGTGAAATGACAACGCCTCTGTTTCTTCTCCGGTGTGTGCAGCTGGGGATTTCTATCAGGGATCTGGATCTGCTGACCATTGGCATGGTGAATGATATGTTTGTGGAGAGCAGGAACGATGAGTACAAGGGATGGAGACAGGTTGCCACACAGGAGGATTTTGATAGGTTTTGATGGTACAAGGCACCTAGCAACATTAAAATAATTGTGCTATAATTCCTTATATTTACTTTTGGAGGAAAATTATGGAATGGGCAAAAGACATAGTCGGTGTTGATCAGAAAAAACGTGGCACATATCGAAGCTTAAATGGTGCAGCTGATGAAAATATATTTCAGGGAAGAGCAAGTAAAGCTGGATTCTATTGTTTCTTCAAGGTTTGGAGAGATATGCCTTATGATGCTGTATTAGATTATGAAAATGTTTTATATAGAGTGGAAGTAAAGGGGAGTTCTGGCAATACATTTGATGTGACAAGAGGAACACGGTCAGGGAAACAAATAAAAAGAAATACATCAAGGAAACGTCATTTAACAAGAGAAGATTGTGATTTTGCAGTAGGAGTAGACAGTAATACAGGAGATTGCTATATAATACCAGAAGATATAGTTGAGATAATTGGTTCAGGTACGTTAAGCAAAAAAGTGCTTGATGATTTTAAAGAAAAATGGGGACTTTTTATGTTTAATTCGGGTAGCAACATTCTAAGCAGTGAACAAGTTCGTGATGGCTTAAGAAAATTAGATCAGGCAGAATTGGGATCAATTATTAATAGGTTACAAGTAAATGTTCCAGCTGGAGAAATGCGTGTAAAGGGAACAAGGAAGAAAATAATTGATCCAAAAGACAAAATGGTGTTTACTATTTGGAAAACCATTGCACAGAGTTTATAAAAGATTATCGTAGAAAATGGATATGTTGAAAGCATTTGTCAGGGATGGCAGGTGCTTTTTTTGTGCCCGGAGGGATCCGGGTATTTTTGTGCCTTTTTTTATGAGATTTAGGGGGAGAGCCGCATGGCAGGGAACAGAATCAAGGGGATCACTGTCGAGATTGGCGGCGATACCACGAAATTGCAGACCGCCTTGAAGGGGGTCAATACAGAGATCCGGAATACGCAGAGCCAGCTGAGGGATGTGGAGAAGCTTCTGAAACTGGATCCGGGGAATACGCAGCTGTTGGTGCAGAAGCAGAGGCTTCTGAGGGATGCAGTTGCGGAGACGAAGCAGAAGCTGGAAACGCTGAAAACTGCCGCGGAGCAGGCGAATGCGGCTCTGGCGAACGGGGATATCTCCCAGGATCAGTATGATGCCCTGCAGAGGGAGATCATTGAAACGGAACAGAGGCTGCGGAGTCTGGAACAGCAGGCGGAACAGTCTTCGGTTGCTTTACAGAAGATTGGGGCAACCGGGGAGAAGTTGCAGACGGTTGGAGATAAGATTTCTTCTGTTGGTCAGAAGCTGCTTCCGGTAACGGGAGTGGTGACTGGGCTTGGAACGGCGGCGGTGAAAACTGCCGCTGATTTTGACTCTGCCATGAGTAAGGTGGCGGCAGTGTCCGGGGCCACTGGTTCTGATTTTGATAATCTCCGGGATAAGGCTAGGGAGATGGGAGCAAAGACAAAGTTCTCTGCGACTGAGGCGGCGGATGCTATGAACTATATGGCTATGGCCGGCTGGAAGACGGAGGATATGCTGTCAGGTATTGAGGGTGTCATGTATCTGGCTGCGGCATCGGGGGAAGATCTGGCACTGACTTCCGACATCGTTACGGATTCGCTCACGGCGTTCGGACTGTCTGCCGAGGATTCCGGGCATTTTGCGGATGTGCTGGCTGCGACTTCCAGCAATGCCAATACGAATGTGTCCATGATGGGCGAGACATTTAAGTATTGTGCGCCGGTTGCGGGGGCGCTGGGATTCTCGGTTGAGGATACGGCGGAAGCAATCGGGTTGATGGGAAATGCTGGTATCAAGGCTTCCCAGGCGGGTACTTCCATGCGTTCCATCATGATGAACCTGACCGGGGATGTGAAGCTGTCGGGTGCGGCGATTGGGGATGTGACCATTGCCACTACCAATGCGGATGGTTCCATGCGGAGCCTGTCAGCAATCCTGTCTGACTGCAGGGTGGCTTTTGGGGGCATGACTGAGGCTGAGAAGGCGAATAATGCAGAGGCATTGGTTGGCAAGAATGCCATGTCTGGTTTTCTGGCACTGATGAATGCGGCTCCGGAGGATATTGCAAAGGTTTCCGGGGCAGTGAATAACTGCAAAGATGCTGCTAAGAACATGGCAGATACCATGCAGGATAATCTGGAAGGACAGCTGACTATTTTGAAATCCCAGCTGCAGGAACTGGCGATTTCTTTTGGGGATCTGCTGATGCCTGCGGTGCGGAGTATTGTTTCCGGACTGCAGGGGATGGTGAATGTGCTGAATGCCATGCCGGACGGGGTAAAGCGGGTGATTATGATCATTGCCCTGCTGGTGGCTGCCCTGGGACCGGTGCTGATCGTTATTGGAAAGACGATTTCGGCAGTTGGAACTATTATGACATTGGTTCCGAAGCTGGCTGGTGCGATCAGTACGGTGAAAGGTGCTTTTGCAGCATTGAGTGCCACGATGATGGCGAATCCTATTGCCATTGTGATTGCTGCCATTGCCGCCCTAGTGGCGGCGTTTATTTATCTTTGGAATACGAATGAAGAGTTCCGGCAGTTCTGGATCAGACTGTGGAATGAGATTAAGGAAGTCGCTGTTCAGGTATGGACGGCGATTTTGCAGTTTCTGGTTTCTGCATGGAACGGGATCCGGAATACGGCAGTGGCTGTGTGGAATGGCATCTGGGATTTCTTTTCTGGTCTGTGGACGGGAATTAAGACACTGTTCACAACGGTTGTCACTGCGATTTCCACGTTTCTGGTGGGAGCTTGGAATGGAATCCGGGCAACGGTTATGATAGTATGGAATGCGATCTCTGCATTTCTGGTTTCTGTCTGGAATGGAATCAAGTCTGTTACTACAACCGTAGTCAACGGAATCCGGACATTTTTGCAGAGTGCATGGAACGGGATCCGCACAGT